TGCAGATGATGGAGCGCCCCCTGCTGACGGCAGATGAGCTCAAGTCCATCCCCAAGGGCAGCTTCATCGTGCAGAAGACCGGATGCCACCCCATGCGTACCCGCCTGCGCCTGTTCCTCGAATGGGGCATCACCTTCGAGGAGGAATACCGTGTGGAGGAACAGGTGGCCCGAAAAGTCTATTATGCCGACCAGAATGCGCTGACCCGTGCCATCGTGCGGAAGTATCCGCCCAAGCTGACGGAGCAGAAGGCTACCCGTTCTGTTAAGGGCGAGGGTCAGCTCCACGACGCGCCCGTGCAGGAGATGGTGGTGGCGGAGGACATCGACTATGACCGTATGCCGCACAAGCGCACCCCTTATAATATTCCCCGGCAGGAGGTGGATCGGTGAGCTACTTTGACAGCATTTACGCCGACACGCTTCTGCCGCCCAGGGCTGTATCCGTCTATATGTACCTCAAGGATCGGTCCAATAGCGTGGGAAGCTGCTGGCCGGGGATCAAGACGATTGCGAGAGATATGAACCTCTCCCGCAGTACCGTCAAGCGGGCGCTGGCAGATCTGGAGCAGCACGGCTATCTTGCCAAGCTGCCCCGGTATCGCCCCAATGGGAGTAATACTTCCAATCTCTACACGCTCAAATAAAGCAAAAGTGGTTGGTATCATAATGTGATACCAACCACTTTACTCGAATAAAGAGAAAGATTACATCGCTCCGCCAAGAGAGAATTATGTCTATTTGCTGGACCGAGGATGGGTTCAATATGGCCCCACCAGAACAGCCCACTCTATCAGAGATTAAGACAGAGAAAGAACAAGGTACTATGAGGTAATACGATTGAGAGATTCAAGGCTCTCGCTTTAGAGGACTCTTACTTGGAATTATTCATGGCCTTTAGCATCTGATTAGCTGCTTTCTTCTGTTCCGGTGTAAGGTTGACCCAATTCTCGAATAGTTCTTTAAGTTCTGGGGTGATCTCTACCATATCCCCCTCGGCAAAAAACTGTGACATAGTGATGCCAAAACCACTACAGATTGTTTCCAGTGTTGCGATGGAGGGGACTGTATTTCTCCTAAAAATATTTGCAACAGTTGATTCAGATAGACCACATCTCTTGGCCAACTTATACTCAGACCATCCGCGCTCGTTTAAAAGTTGCCGGAGTCTCTCGTGTGTGTCCATAGCATCACCATCTTTCTTGTAATCATTTTACCCTCAAGCTGAGATGCAATATACAGTTTACTTGTACTGATAATGCAGTTATACTGAACAGTAAGGTGATGGACAGCAACTTGGTGGAGGGTAACACAATGACTGAAGAAATAAAGCGACTTCGTAGAGTTTGTTTTACAGGACATCGGCCAGAGAAATTAAATCGAAGCGAAAAATCGGTTTTAGGCGGACTTGAAACTGCCATTCAGCAAGCTATTGCCGATGGAAGCAATGTTTTTATTTCTGGCATGGCTCGTGGCGTGGATATTTGGGCAGCTGAGATCGTCCTGCGGATTCGCTCGGAGGGCGAAGACATTAAGCTGATATGCGCCAGTCCATATAGGGGTTTTGAAAAAAGTTGGAGCATTGATTGGCAGCGACGATATAATAATGTGATTGAAGCCGCAGATCTCGTTCGCTTTATTTGCCCCAACTACAGCAAATCATGTTTTCAGATACGCAACGAGTGGATGGTAGACCATTCTTCGAGAGTAATTGCGGTTTTTAACGGTCAGCTCGGTGGAACAAAAAATACTATAGATTATGCCAAAAACAGAGCTGTAGAAATATGCTATGCCTGAGAAATTCAGTAGTGAGGAATCAAACAATCTCATATCGCAAATATCACGAAATAGCGGAAAAAGCAAGAAAGATGTCCAAACAACTTGAAAAAGACACAAATATCTGGTATAATGTAGGAGTGAAATTACGCAAACATACGAAGCCGAGGTGTGCAAATATGTCTAATTTAATTAATGAGAACTATATCAGTATTGAAGATGCAGCGTTGTTTCTTAACATCAAGCCTGTTACATTGCGTAAATGGATAAAGGATAAAAATGTACCCGCCCACAAGATCGGCAAACAGTGGAAATTCAAACGCTCTGAACTGGAAGAATGGGTAAAAAGCGGTAAGAGCGCGATGGAGTAACGCCGCAATACACATACGGAAGGATATAAACTATGTCGCTAACTATAAAGTGCATTGACTTGTTTTGCGGATGCGGAGGAATGTCTCTTGGTTTTGAAGCATCTGGATTTAATATAGTTGCAGGTATTGATAACTGGAAAGCCGCAATTCGAGTCTATGAAAAAAATTTCGACCATCCAATTATCGAAAAGGATCTTATGGATGTAGAAGGAGCTACAGAATTGATTGCAGGGTATGCCCCCGACCTAATTATAGGTGGGCCACCATGCCAGGATTTTTCGACTGCAGGTTTCCAGGATGAAAGTCGTGGTAGGGCAATTCTTTCAATTTGCTATTCTCAAATTGTCAGCCTTGTTCGCCCAAAATACTTTGTCATGGAAAATGTAGCCACAATACGAAACACAAAATCATTCCAGAGTGCTATTGCTAATTTTCGTGCTGCCGGCTATGGACTCACTCAAATGGTTCTGGATGCCGCATACTGCGGGGTTCCACAGACAAGAAAGAGAATGTTTGTCGTTGGTGCGCTTGGTGCCTCCGATGGTTTCTTGGACGAAGAACTTAAGTGTAACCTGGCACAAAAACCTATGAGCATTCACGACTATCTTGGAGATTCACTCGGAATTGATTATTACTTCCGCGTTCCGACTAATTACAATCGTCGCGGTGTTTTTAGTGTATACGAACCCTCTATGACAATCCGGGCAGTTGACCGGCCCATCCCCAAAGGTTATAAAGGCCACCCCAATGACCCTGTTCCAGTTGCAGAAGTGCGTTGTTTGACCCCGAAGGAACGAAGCTATATACAGACATTTCCAGAAAGTTTCCAATTTATTGGGGGGAAATCCGACATTAACTCCATGATCGGGAATGCTGTACCAGTCAATTTGGCGAAGTATGTAGGTTCAGCACTTATGAGGTATATTATTTCCGAAGAAAGTAGAGAAAACGATGAGAGTAATTGATTTATTTGCGGGTTGCGGCGGTATGTCTTTAGGCTTTGAGAACGCAGGCTTCGATATTGTCGCAGCATTCGATAACTGGGATGCCGCGATAACAATTTATGAAATTAACTTCTCTCATCCTATCTATAAAAAGGATTTGGGTGCAGATGATGTTGTACAGCAGATATCCGCTTTGCATCCAGATCTTATAATGGGTGGTCCCCCTTGCCAAGACTATTCTATAGCGGGAAAACGAGAGTTGGGGAAGCGTGCGAACCTTACAATTCGGTTTGCTGAAATTGTAAGTACAGTAAAACCGACATGGGTGGTATTTGAAAATGTCTATAATATTGAACGCTTTTCAACCGTCACAGTGCTTAAGCAAATGCTTTCAGACGCAGGGTATGGCATTACCACACGAGTATTGGATGCAAGCCGATGTGGTGTTCCGCAAAAGCGCCAAAGATTCTTCCTGGTCGGAAAACTTGGTGAAAGAGACGGTTTTCTTGATGAGGCGCTAACATCAAACCTATCAAATAAGCAGATGACGGTGCGAGACTACCTTGGCGACACCCTTAACACGGAATTTTACTATATGCATCCGAGAAGTTACAATCGCCGGGCTGTATTTTCAATAGATGAACCTGCTGCAACAATTCGTGGCATTAACAGACCTATCCCGGAGAATTATATGCGGCATCATGCGGACAAGGCAGATATATGCGATGGTGTTCGTGCTTTAACAACACGCGAGCGCGGGTACATTCAAACTTTTCCTGATACTTTCAAGTTTCCTGGTGCAAAAACTGATGTGGAACTTGCTATAGGAAATGCTGTTCCCCCTGCATTGGCCATGTATGTAGCGAATTGTATTAAGCAGTACTATTCTGAGTAAGAGAAAGAGGTGTAAATATGTCGTATTTCAACGAAATAGCTGACTATGCTACATATTCTGGGCATGAAGCGGATTTCCATTTTACCTATAATGCAAACAGTGGTGGCGGTCAGGCTTTCTTGGGCGGTCGATTTTATGACGAAAACGGTCAGTTGACCTCTCCAGAAACTTTGAATGGAAAATTTGCCATTTTTAGATACGTCTTTCGCTCTGAAGCAGGCGAAGAACTTTCTGTCATTATAAATGATGATAAGGCAAAATATGAAATAAAACCGCGAGGTAATGGTTCTACATCAATGAAGCTCGGCATTGGTACTGACCGTATTGCACCAAGTAAAGTTATCTCCGCATTCATGATGTTACCGCCTACCTGCGGTGTAAAAACACCGAGCAACCTGCAGTTATCCATCTTAAGCGCGAATAATTACTGGCTTCAGTCAATGTGGCTCGAATGTAGTATGAATGCCGGTGCAGAAAATGAAGCCATTTTCACTGTCAAAGATTGCGTTTTTGGCGGCGGCGTAAGTAAAGAGACCACGGATCGCACAGGTCGTTATTTCAAACTGGATATTGAGAAGCGAATGGCAGATATCATCGCCTTATCCAATATTACAGATACTTTTAGCGAAGACACCACACGGATCATCAAACTGTTTGCAGATATTTATCTTGGTCACCATGCCTTTAATTACGAGGAATGTACCGAATCGACAAAAACTCTCATGGAGTTACTTGCGCAACAATTCCCAGATGTTTATTCTGGTATTACTGATCCTGTGTCCGCTTTACTTGATATTGCGAAGCAGAAACACTGCGGTGATACCGACAATACTGACATTCTCACCAATACCGAGAGTGCTTTTAGGGACTGGTTATCACATCTCCCAAAAGCAAACGGTGAACTGTATTCCGAAAATACCCGTAACCAGTATATTGGTGCGCTGAAAGCAGTTGCTACTCAGTTTGCAGATGCCATAGCCCCATTTGCCTCTGTTTTTGAAATTACGGATGCAGAGCCTTTTGAAAGGGCTGTCGCTGTCATCAAATCCGATGATGCATACGAAGAGTTCAACCGTAGCCGCGGTAATGGTTCTCTGTCCGCAGGGCTTGATCTCTACAAACGCTTTCTGCTTGAGCGTAATGATACGAGTAATATGTTCTCACCAGAATGGTTCCGAGAAAAGGCCACAGAATATCCTACGCTTGATGAGGAAGCAAATCAGCTTTTGGCAGATTTTCAGGCGAAGTTCTCCCCAGATTTTCTGGCATCCCTGTCTGGGGTTGAGATGCTGAATACAATTTTCCTTAACGCAGCTAACGCAGAAAATGTGTGCCGCGTATTGGAATTCGGCCCTCAAATCAAAGACACCTTCGGCAGTATCAAAGGAGGCAATGCGTACAAGTATGGTCTCTACTTCTCCACCCAGGGTGCGTGGATGACGGGGTCTCATCAAAAACCCCGCCAGTTGACCGAAGAGGAGGCCATTGAGGTTGGCACTAAATTAAGAGACCACCTTGTGGCCGGTGCCAAGGCAATCAAAGAATATGGTTCTCTGGCAACTATTGATGATTATAAAAAACTGCACCAGATTCTGCGCGAGGTAACCGAAGGTGATATTGAGAGAGTTTGGTTCTTGAAATATTACCAGATGCTCTATCCTGAACTTTTTGCCACGAATTATAGTGATTATGCCCAGAGAACCGTCTTGGGTGCGATCGGCGAAGAAAAAGAAAAATACCCGTTTGTTCGCATGGGACAGATTCGCTTCTACGCAAACAAGTGCGGTATCTCCAATGTAATGTTCAATAAGATTTTCTGGGATTATTATTCGGAAGAGACCACTTCTACCAAAGCCGAGCTTTCCCAGGATATCTGCTACAGTACCGGCTACCAAAGCGATTATCCACGTAACCGCATCCTCTTTGGCGCTCCCGGCACTGGTAAGAGTTTTACGCTGAATCACGAAAAGGATCTGCTACTTGCAGATGGTGGTGAGTACGAGCGCGTGACCTTCCACCCAGATTACTCCTACGCTAATTTTGTCGGTACATACAAGCCGGTGCCCTGCAAGGACAGCGATGGCAAGGACGCCATTACTTATTCCTATGTACCCGGTCCGTTCATGCGCACCTATGTGAAAGCCCTTCAGAACAGCAGAACTGATGCCCCCAAGCCTTTCCTGCTTGTGATCGAGGAAATCAATCGTGCCAATGTTGCTGCCGTGTTCGGTGACGTATTCCAGTTGCTTGACCGTGGTGATGACGAGGTTAGTGAATATCCGATCCAGGCATCCGAGGACATCAAAAAGTATCTGGCAGAAGAACTCGGCGGCAACCCCGACGATTACGCTGAAATCCGCATTCCAGACAATATGTTCATCTGGGCTACCATGAACAGTGCTGACCAGGGCGTATTCCCGATGGATACCGCTTTTAAGCGCAGATGGGACTTCACCTATTTGGGCATCGATGACAGTGAAGCCGGAATTGTTGGCAAAAAGGTTGTCCTCGGTCAAGGCGATTATCGCCGTGTTGTGGAGTGGAATGCTCTCCGCAAAGCCATCAACAATGAGCTGCTCACTTACAAGGTGAACGAGGACAAACTGATGGGTCCGTACTTCATTTCCAAGAAAAACCTGCCGGAAGGTAAAATGATCGATGCTGCCATGTTCACCCGCATTTTTAAGAACAAGGTCATTATGTATCTATTCGATGATGCCGCAAAGCAGAAGCGCATTACTCTGTTCGGCGGCTGCGATGAGAAGGCAAAGAACCAGTATTCCAAGATTTGCAGAGAATTTGACACCAAGGGTGTTTACATTTTCTGCGAAGGAATCAGTAGCCAGTTTATTGATAATGTCCCAGAGGATGATGGAGAATGATTTCAGTATTTTTACGAGAACAAAAACGCTATACCCAGGAAGACCTGGTTAAAGAGTTTCATTGCTCCGAGGAAAAGACTGTCCGCATTCTGAAACGACTGAAAGAATATGGCGTTCTGAAGGCCGTAAAAGCAAATGACACACAGAAGGACCTCACCGATCTGTTGGATGAGGATATCGAAATCGCTGATGTCGAGGTCGGTGAAAACGAATATCTGTACGTGTTCACTTTTGTTGGTGTTATTACAATTGAGGGTCGTGTGTTGAAATGTTATCCGAAATATCTGCTCGATGCCACGGCCCCCAAAGCAGAACTGAAACAAGTGCTGAAGGTTCTGGAAAAGTACAATTCTAAGGAACAGATCATTCGTATGTACAACGATACGAGCGACAGCAGTGCATTTAATATGTTGGCTGTTATGCTGTTCCTCCTCCAGGATTATTTCGAGTATGGCGCCTACACCAACACACAGGACATCATCGAATCCAACGGGTCCGGTGACATTCTTTGGGATAAGACCATCAACGAAACTTTCACTCTCTTAAGCAACAATCGGCCGTATTACCCGGAATTGCTGACCATGAAGCGTGTAAATGACGATTTTGATTTCTTTAAGCGTCTGCATGAGTGTATTCTCACCCGTTGCACAGAGGAATTAAGAGATGCCGATCTGTTGGATCTGTTCGATATTATGGGTGTCGACATTTCAGATGAGCATATTGAGGACTTTGGCGACAAGGAGTATATTCTGGAGCGAATTGTCAAGGAACTCAATGTCCAGTTCAATACCCGGAAACAGCTTCTGCTGAAAACGCTATATGCCTATATAGCCAACAGCAGCGCACTGGACGATTTGGACTGTTTCAGTATGTTCGGCACAAACAGTTTTAACCTAGTGTGGGAAAAAGTCTGTGCAGAAGTAATGGACAACCAATTACAGAAACCTATCGGTGGACTGCGACTGCCTATGCCGTTGGCCGAGCAATACCGTGATATGCGGCATAAGAAACTCATTGACTTGATTGATAAACCGCAGTGGTCTGGGACCGCTCCAAACAGTGAGTTGTTTGTAAAGCAGGCCGAGGATACGCTCATCCCAGACCTTATTTCCATTGTTAATGTCGATGGGAACTATCAGTTTATTATTTTTGATGCCAAATACTATAACATCCAATTGGAGCATAACAAAAAGCTGCGTGGTCAGCCCGGTATCGAGTCCATCACCAAGCAGTATTTATACCAGTTGGCCTATCAGCCGTTTGTGGAAGCACATCAGATCGGCACAGTGCGGAACTGCTTCCTCATGCCGACTTCTTCTGCTGAAATAGTCGAAAAAGGAACTGCATCCCTTTCCATGCTAAGTGAACTGGGACTGCAGGACATTCAGGTGCGATTGCTGCCTGCGGAAATGATGTACCGGCACTACATTGACAACACGAAGTTAGACTTGCAGCTTCTAAATCTGTAGAATCAAAACTAACTGCTAAAGCTGCACCAAGCAATCCCTATGAATTAATCGAAGAAATCACCGAGCAATGCCTTCACAGGCAATGCTCGGTGATTTTCATTATCTGTCTCATATTCGGTGACGCCGTCGATGTGTCAAGTTCCCGACTCGGCAAAGAAGTCGCTCAATGTGACTCCCAGCGCAACGCAGATACGCTCAATCGTGGGAACGCCTAATTGACTTCCACGCATCTCAGCATTCTTCAAGGTTGAATATGATACATCACACAGCTGAGATAGCTTGAAAAGTGAGAGGTTACGCTCGTCAGCCAGCTGCATCACTCTTGCTATCGTATCCATATAATCCCCGCCTTTCTACACCCTATCCCGCCATTAATTCTAAAGGGAATGTAGTCCAATATTCTGTACTCAAAGAACTCGACCTACGACTTGAAATCTCGAGTCGGGCATGATCGCCTTGGGCTCGTATGCTTGATTATAGGACAACATCACGGGCTGCATGTGCAGGCAACCATAGCTGTCAGTGAATGCGTCCTTTTGTTGTTCACTTGGCTCCTGCTCACTGTATACCTTCAAGTAGCCATCGCCATCATAGACAAAGATGCCGACCTCTCCAATGGCCAAGGTCTCGCACTCCTCGACCCATACAATCTGACCGTCATGATAAACAGGCTCCATACTATCGCCGGAAACCCGTACACCAAAATCAGCACCCTTTGGAACTGACTTCTCGGGAAAGCTAACCATCTCAAAGTTGCCCTCATCGAGGAATTCGCCGGTACCAGCGGATACCGCAAGATTACTCACAGGCATCTCTATGTACTTGAGAATGCTGACCACCTTTGGCTGCGGCTTATACTTCCCCGACGCAATCAAGTCATCCTTGTACTCCCTGACTTTTGCCAAGCCTGCATCATTGAGTGCCGGTGTATGACTGCTGCAAAAATAAGAAACATCCACATCCAGATCAAGCGCATGACAGACAGCCACCAGCTGATAGGCGTTTGGCAAAGCACTGCCCTTTGCCCACTTATTGATGCCGCTGGGGGACATCGTTATCCCATACTGCCGCAAAAGTGCGCTGAAATCGACGAGGCTGAGGCCAGCCTTGCGGCGTGCTTCATCAATGCGGACCCCAATAACATTTTCTTGACGCTCTGTCTCTGCATTATAGTTCGCGTGATTCGTTATCGGGAGAGAAAGAATTTTAGCTTTGCTCTTACTCATAATAGCAACCGCCTTTTCTGTTTATGGCTTCAGTATATAGTGGAAAAGATTCGCTGTCAATAGGAAATTGACTATTACTCTACAAATGCGACATTGACATAGATAAATAATCCGCTTATTATAGAGGCACACGAGCAAGATAAGAGGTGAAAACGCATGGATAATGAGCGTGTCATTCTACACAGCGACATGAACTCCTTTTACGCATCCGTTGAAATGATGCTTAACCCAGAACTCAAAGGAAAACCTGTCGCGGTGTGCGGATCAACCGAAGAACGTCATGGTATTGTCTTGGCCAAATCAGACTTGGCCAAGAAAGCCGGAGTGAAAACGGGCATGGTGAATTGGGAAGCTCGGCAGCTTTGCCCAGGACTGATCGTTGTGCCGCCCCAGTACGATCAGTACCTCAAGTATTCTAAGCTGGCCCGTCAAATTTACCACCGATATACGGATCTTGTTGAGCCATATGGTATGGATGAATGCTGGCTTGATGTGACCGGTTCTGGTGTCTGCGGAACGGGCATGGAGATCGCCGAGGCGATCCGGCAGACAACAAAAGACGAGCTTGGCCTGACGGTCAGCATCGGTGTGTCATTCAACAAGATTTTTGCCAAACTCGGGTCAGACATGCGAAAGCCGGATGCAATCACTGAAATCAAATGGGACAACTTCAAAGAGAAAATCTGGCCTCTCGACGCTGCAGAGCTACTTTATGTGGGCAGAGCCACAGAAAATAAGCTGGCTCAATACGGAATCCGCACCATCGGGGATTTGGCAAAGACTTCTCCGGATACACTGCGGCATATGCTGGGAATCAATGGTCTTAAGCTCTGGATGTATGCAAACGGAACGGATACTTCTCGTGTTATGCATAAGGACTTTGTCAGCCCCGTCAAGTCCATCGGGCACGGAATTACCTGTACTGCTGACCTGCAAACGCCGGAAGATGTGTTTCGCGTTATGCTGGAATTGAGCCAGGATGTCGGGCATCGGCTCCGCGTCCATGAGTTGATGGCGTGTGGTGTTCAAGTCTCCATCCGGACAAATGACCTGTATGGCTCACAGTACCAGTGTAAGCTCCCATTCAGAACGCAGCTCCCCAACGAAATCGCCGGAGCAGGCTTTCATCTTCTTATGGAGCGGTATCGGTGGGATAAACCAATTCGAGCTATCACGATTCGCGGTATTGATTTGGTATCGCAGAAAGATGCAGAGCAACTCTCTATGTTCGTGGATCATCAGAAACGGGATCGCCGTATTCTTCTGGAGGACGCTGTCGAGGACATCCGAAGGAGATTTGGCAAACGCGCCATTTCCTATGCCATTCTTATGGGCGACTTAAAGATCCCCGATGACGACAGGCAGTTGGTGACCATGCCCGGACTTATGTATCAGTAACTACCGCCGACGGAAGGGAGAAACCGTTTGAGATGAAAATGCAATTTCATAAAGCTGTGGTGAAGGTATTAGTTATCGTAGCCACAGACCGAACCAAGACGCCTGTCTCTCTGACCTTTGAAGATGGGAAGGAATACTCTATCGACCGTGTCTGCAGCAGGCAGAGAGCAGCAGCAACGAAAGTCGGTGGAACAGGCATCCGTTATACAATTATGATTGGAGGAAGACAGACCTATCTCTTCGAAGACGAGGATCAGTGGTTTGTTGAAGCAAAGAACCTCCATATATAGGAGATATGCAATTGAAATATCTATCACGCAATGACCTCGAGACTATCAGTGGGAGAGTCATCGCAGCATATAAGAGACTTCCGGCTATATCTGACCAAGCGCCGGAGCGAGTAGATATCGACTTTCTATGCCAAGAGCTTCTGGGGCTTCGTATCGATTATGCTCGATTATCTCTGAACGGCGAAAAAATCGGCCTGACATCTTCTTGCGATATAGGCGTCGAGGTGTTCCCTGAAGATCCAAGCTCCACGGAAGAACAGTATTATATGCTTGATGGAAAAACCATTTTGATTGAAAGTGATCTCATGAAAGAGGGTGCCAATATAGGCCGCAGGAACTATACCGTTTCCCACGAGAGCTGTCACCATATTCTGAAAATGCTGTTTCCGCACGACTACGGAGCCCAAGCAAGTGGGCGTTCCGTTCACTGTTGTTATCGAAGCAACAGAGGAAATGGGGATTGGGAGGAGTGGCAGGTTGAAACACTGGCTGCCATGATTTTACTTCCGCCCGAATGTGTAGTTCGAAGCATGGAGCGATTCGGCCTTGGAACCCAGATGCGCCTTCTAAACCGAGTGTTTGCCCCTGCCGATTACAAGAAGTTCGAAGCGATGGCATCATTTATGGGGGCTTCTAAAACAGCACTGTCCATTCGAATGATGCAGCTTGGTCTTCTGAAAAGAAATGATCTTTCCGACCCTTATAGTTTGGTTCGAGTCGAAATGGATGAGGAGGACCGTATACTATGAAACCTAACTCGTATGAAATCAAAGTTGTAAAGCGTTGCCCGAAATGCGACTGGCGCATTTTTGATAAAGTGACTCCCACTTCGGGCATCATTGAGTTGAAGTGTCCCAACTGTCGAAAGATTGTTGAGATAGACCTGAGTTATCGTACCCCAATCCGCAGGAGAGCTACCTACTATCGAGCATCCTGCCATACTTACACATAAGAGTAAACGACAACAGAATAAGAAAGCTGATTGCACCGAGCCACGGGTCCTTAGATTAGGAAGTCTATGAGACACCAAATTGCCGGGCATTGAGAAGAAAAGGTCACTGCAAAGTGTACCTATCTTCTTGATGCCCGGCTTTTTTATGCTGTTGCCCCCTAATGGAGGTAACAATGCTAACCAGCCTTTGGGAACCCTATATCGCTCAATATCCTTGATCTCCGATTTTTTGAACCTCACCAAATTCAAAAAATCAAAAGGAGATCAAAAAATGTCTAAGAAAACTTATATCGTCGAGTCCTACGATCCCGCCACCCGCAAGATTGAGCGCGTTACGGTCACACACGAAGTATACAACGCCTATCGCCGCTCCGGATGGAATATTGCAGACAACAATCAGTCCTTTTTTAAGCACGAGATCCAGATGAGCAGTCTGATTGGTGGCGAAGACGGCGGTTATGACAATTTCCGAGAATTCATCGGCGACCCTGAAGCAGTGGACAATGCCGTTGCCGAGAGGATGCTCCTGGAGGCCCTTTACAAAGCATTGGACCAATTAAGCGAGAGTGACTGTGACTTGATCAGAGCTCTCTACTTTGAGGGCAAAACTCTCTCTGAGTATGGCGAAGAAAAGGGTTGTGCGATTTCCACGCTGAGCGAAAGACGGAAGCGTATTCTCCGCGACCTGAAAAAAGTATTGAAAAACTTTGCCGAATAACCCGAAATTATTTCTCACATCTTCCCCTATACAAGTGAGAAGGAATTTACCTTCTTTCTTGTGAACATTGAAAACTGCATATCCGGCGACTGATAACGTCAGCCAACGGGCCCCTGACGAAGGGGAACAGCGATGCGGCGGGTGCGCCAAGACCCACCTGTGCGGAGAGCTCCGCATAAAAGACGGCCTACTAAGGTGGCCGAGCGATACCCACCCAGCCCAAAGCAGCTTTGGCAAGCTGTCTCGCAATGACACCGTTGACCTGTACTCACTGTCCAGCCACAGACTCAAGCAATGGGGGCAGCTCGGAGAGATCCTCGGAGGGGTGAGATTCCCGGAGGGTGGTGCCAGCCACTGGTCAGTTTAGCCGCCCACGATCCGGGGAGTAGTGTCGAATAGGATCATTAGTAAGTAAGAACACAAATGCGGCGGGAGCCGAGCCATACCATGGGAAAGCAATATTCTTCCAACCAATGGACGGCTCCCGCCTTTTTGATGATAGAAATGTGAGGACAAAACTTGTCCTTAGATTTCTATCATCTGCAATTTTGAAAAGTGACAACAGATTCGACAAAATTATATTGAAAAGTTGCTCCTTGCAGTGTGTACTACATGGAGCAGCGAAACCGCCAAAGGCAGCAGACTATACTGTAACTGCTGTCTCTGCTCATTTCTATAAACATGAAATCAACTACGAGGAGGTAGCACCGTGCTGTCAAACAAGAACACCAAGAACGCCAATTTTCTCTTTATTGTTGATATGCTGAAGGATCTCCTTGCGCAGGAGTTGATCACAGAAGAGGAATATGCCAGGGCGAAAAAATATTATATGAAGCTTACCGGCGCAGATATCGTATTAGCCCACTGAAAATTGTGCATAAGGTCAATTCTGCGCTGTTCCAATTGTTTTGGTAGCTATTCAGAATAGTTATCAGTATAATGTGGTTTGCCAAAAGTGGTTGGTATCATAATATGATACCAACCAAAAAACGAGAGAGGAGGACACCGAAATGCCTGAAGTACGGCTCATCACCCCTATCACAAGGCAGAGCACGAAGAAAATGCAGGTTGCAGCTTACTGCCGAGTGTCTTCCAACTCCGCTGATCAGCTCAACTCCTATGCCGCACAGATCCGAGCATACAAAAAATATATCGGAGCACGCGACGATTGGGAACTGGTGGACATCTTCGCCGATGAAGGGCTTACCGGAATGAAAAGTGAAACCCGTGATGAATTTCAGCGGATGATCCGCATGTGTGAGCTCAAGCACATTGACCTCATCATAACGAAGTCCATCTCTCGCTTCGCACGAAACACAAAAGACGCTCTGGCCTATGTAAGAAAGCTCAAGTTGCTGGGTGTGGGCGTACAGTTTGAAAAGGAAGGCATCTCAACGCTCTCTATGGGTGACGAGATGCTTCTTAATACCTTCTCTGCTCTGGCGCAGGAGGAATCGCAGTCCATCTCTATGAACCAGCGTCTCTCAATCGTCAAACGCATGGAACTTGGCGAGTATGTGGACAGCAACGCCCCTTACGGATACCGGTTAGTCGATAAGATGTTGACCGTGTACGAGCCGGAAGCAGGCATTGTGCGGAATATTTTCGCTCTGTACTTGCAGGGCTTCTCCACAAGTGAGATTGCAAGAGAGCTGAACAAACTCAACATCCCTACCAAGGCCGGAAAGGAAATCTGGCGACCAAGTCGCGTGGCATATATTCTGAAGAACGAAAGGTACATCGGCGACAGCTTTTATCAAAAGACCTACCGAGAAACCACCGTTCCCTTCAACCAACACCCCAATCGTGGACAGGAAGATCGCTTCTACGCAAAGGGTACCCACCCCGGCATCGTCGAAAAGGATGTATTCGATGCCGCTAAGACCCTTATTGAAAAGCGCAAGGATGTCTTCGCCAAAGCAACAACACAAAATATCTATCCGCTTACGAGCCGCATTCAGTGTTCTGAGTGTGGCTCTTTCTATAGGCGAAGAATCGTGTCGGGGACTGTGAAGTGGGTATGCTCTCTTCACAAAGATGACAGCATGGCCTGCGATTCCAACTACTACAGCGAAGAAAGAATCTACGACGGCTTCATCTCCATGGTGAACAAACTGCGGTTCTCTGAAGATAACATTCTCGGACAGGTCATCAGCCGGCTGGAAATGACATTGGCAGCTATGAAGCGAAACAATCTGGCTGCGCGTGATTTAAGCAAGAGCATCGCTGAGTTGAATGCGAAACTGCTCATGCTTGAACAACTCCGGTCCAAGGGATACCTCGCCCCTGAAGTCTATCAGGCGCAAGCCAACGAGATCAGCGCAGAGCTGGCAAAACTCAAGGACGTCAGACAGGAGAAGTTCAATTCAAAAGCCGCCATCATGCTTGAGGAAGTCAAGAAACTAAAAATGCTCATCTTCGAACTGGAAGAACCCCTCGACGCATTCGATGAGAAGCTCTTTCTGGAAATTGTGAAGTCCATCCAAATCAATAAAGAGGACGAAATGTCCGTGGAACTCCTTGGCGGGCTTCGATTCAGAGAACGCATATAGGAGGCACTCATGAAAAAGATACGGTACATCCCATACGGATACACGATGCGAAATGGCAGAACGGTCATCTCAACTGAGGAAGCAGAGATCATCCGAGAGATCTTTAAGGCATATCTGGATGGCGCTTCTCTCAAAGCAATTGCGGAAGAACTGACCGGTCGCCAGATCCCATATACACAAAGAACCACCACATGGGATAAAGCCCGTATCGCAAGAATCATCGACAACGCCAAATATATTGGGACTGAAGAATACGACCCCATCATAGATGAAGATATGTATGAAGCGGCAGTCAGTCTGAAAACGGCGCGGCAGCGCAATACCTGCGAAAAGGAAAACGATGCCATCGACCTGCTCCGTGACTTCGTTCGGTGCGACAACTGCGGTCAGCCAATGAAGCGTCGTGTCAGTATGAAGCATCGCATTCGAGAGAGCTGGAACTGCACTAACGATGACTGCGGCATCAGAGTTCGCATCAGCGATACCCAACTCATCGAAACCATTACCGTCCTCATCAATCGGGTCATTCTCAATGACCATCTGCTCCAGCCGAAGCCCAGGAAACGGTATGAACCAGACGCGAAGGTCACCAAGGTAGGAAACGATATCGCCCTGGAGCTGGAGCGTGACGCTCCAAACGAGGAGTACATCATTGAAAAGACCATCGAGATGGCAGCGCTGATGTACGAGCAAAGCAATGCCAAGTTGAACCTCACAGTATCGCTCGCAAGGAAACTGGCACATACGATGGTCACGCAGGATGAATTCAATCGAGATTACTTTACCGCCCTCGCCTCATACATCACGCTCGGCGAACAAGGCAGAGTGGTGCTTCATACTAAGACAGAAACGGAGGTCACGCTGGACGATGGAAGTAACGAAAGTCCCTAAGAAAATTGTCACTGTCATAGAGCCGAAACGCTCCATGACGGTAGACAAAGAAAAATACAGACAGAAAAGAGTGGCGGCATACTGCCGAGTCTCGACAGATAGCGAAGAGCAGCTCGTCTCCTATGCCAACCAAAAGAAGGTGTACACCGAGATGATCGCCAGTCGTAAAGACTGGTGCTTCGCAGGCCTGTTCGCTGATGAGGGCAAGTCCGGCACAAGAGCCGACAAGCGGCCTGAGTTCAACAAAATGATCAACGATTGTCTGGCCGGAAAGATCGATTACATCATTACTAAGTCCGTATCCCGATTTGCCAGAAATACGGTGGACTGCCTTGACTATGTCCGAATGCTCAAGTCCAAAGGCATCGGCGTCTACTTTGAGGAGCAGCAGATCGATACACTCAAGACAGATAGTGAACTGTATCTGGTCATCTATGCTGGCTTCGCACAGTCCGAATCCGAGAGCATCAGCAAGAATATCACATGGAGCGTCCGCAAGAAGTTCGAGGACGGAACTCCAGTGTTTATGTACAAGCGGTTCCTCGGCTATAGAAAGGGCGCTGACGGTGAGCCGGAGATCGTACCGAGCGAAGCGGCTATCGTAGAACGCATCTTCAATCTCTACCTGGCCGGAGAGACTGTGGACAAGATCTCCAAGATGATGCAGGCCGAGAACTATGATATCCCCGGCAAAACCATCAGCTTTAGCAAGGGCATGATCATGAATATGCTCTCCAACGAGCGATACTGCGGAGATGCGATCCTGCAAAAATCCGTCACCGTTGACTGCATCGAAAAGAAGCGGAAGAAGAACACCGGAGAAGCTCCAATGTACTATGTTCAGAATAACCATCCAGCCATCATCGACAGAGTGACCTTCAACAAGGTTCAGGAAGAGCTGGCCAGGCGAAAAACGAAAACGCCAGGCTCTGCAAAGAGCTCCATCACATCCACCGGAAAGTATTCTCGCTACGCCCTGACAGATGTGCTCATCTGTGGCAACTGCGGTACCCGCTATCGCCGCGTGACATGGTCAAGAAATGGTACCAAGCGCATCGTGTGGCGCTGCATCAGCCGACTGGACTACGGCAAGAAATATTGCAGCGATTCCCCCACCATTATGGAGGACAAGTTGCAGGAAGCCATCGTTCGAGCGGTCAACAAGTTCAACAAGCAGGATAACGCCACCTATAAGGCACTCATGAGAGCAACCATCAGCGAAGCACTCGGCCTTAATGGAGATCCGGAAGAAGTAGATATGTTGGAGCGAAAGATCGAAGCCTTAAACAATAAGATGCTGGCCCTTGTCAATGAGAGTGTCAGTTCTGGCGATGGTATCGAGGCCCACGAAAGCGAGTTCATGACACTGTCGCAGGAAGCAGAACTCCTCAAGCAGCGTATAGCAGCCATTCAGGAAAGCACCGCCAAGGATAATGGTGAGCAGAACCGTCTCGAGCAGATTCAAGCTATCATTGCCGAACGAGAAAGTAAGTGCATGGAGTATGATGATTCCATCGTCCGCCAGATGGTAGAATGCATTAAGGTCTATCCCGGCGGCAAGCTGGAAATCATCTTCGGTGGCGGTTACCTTGTCGAAGAATCCGTCTAAGCGTAGGAGATTGAGGGATCATCCCTCTTTCTCTTTCTTTATTTCATCGTGGATGTTCTTCTGAATCGCATCGAGAAGGGCGACCTTTTGCTCTGGTGAACATTCCAACCTTGAGATGTAATTATAAATCAACTGTGCATAGACAGTTGCAACGCACTTGCCAAGTTCCTCCTGACCTTCCTTTGAACCCAGCAAATGAATGATTACTTCCATAGGATCTCCTCCTCATCAGGCATAAGGCCGGATGCATATCGGTAAGATGGTCAGCACACAATGAAGGATGGGATCATCGCAGGCGCGCTCCTTTTAATGTCTCTATTTATTGACAACAATAGATATATCGTCTATAATAAAAAACACAAAGACGATGTAAGGTGGTGTGCAGAATGGGACGAAAGAGTGTTGCTGTGCTGCCGCAGACGCAGGCGATTTTAGAACAGCTGGGAGAACAGATCAAACTTGCTAGATTACGGCGGCATCTGTCTGCCGAATTGGTCGCGGAAAGAGCTGGTGTGAGCCGAGCCACAGTATGGAATGTTGAAAAGGGAAACCCCTCTGTCGCGATTGGGATCTATGCCGCAGTTCTGCACGCACTGAACAATATGGATAAAGACCTTCTGCTCGTTGCAAAGGATGATGAGCTGGGGCGTAAACTCCAAGACCTTGAACTTACCATGCGCAAGAGAGCACCACGAAACGGAGGTGATTAACCGTGGCGTCAAACCAAAAAGTAATTTATGTCTATGAGAGCTTCAGATCTACAACGCCAAACTTCCTGGGGACTCTCTTCGTGGAGAATGTCCGTGGCCGGGAGAGCTACTCCTTTGAGTATGATGCTGACTGGTTAAAAAGCAGCGCAAACTACATGTATCTCGACCCGGATCTTCAACTGTATGCCGGGCGGCAGTATCCCACCGGTGCAAAAAATGTGTTCGGTCTTTTCGCCGACTCTTCCCCCGACCGCTGGGGCCGTCTGCTGATGACGCGCAGAGAAAGAATATTGGCGGAGCAGGAAGGCCGGAAGCCTCGAAAGCTCTTAGACAGCGACTTCCTGATGGGCGTCTACGACGAGACTCGGATGGGCGCGATCCGCTTCAAGCTGGACAAAGACGGCCCGTTCCTTTCGGATGATTCAAAAACCCCGACGCCTCCCTGGACCAGCCTGCGAACGCTGGAGGAAGCCTCCCGCCAATTCGAAAACGATGAGTCCGGTCTCGAACAGAAATGGATCAATCAGCTCATCAAGCCCGGTTCCTCGCTGGGTGGCGCTCGTCCGAAGGCCACCGTTCTGGACACAAGCGGAAATCTGTGGATCGCCAAGTTTCCGTCCAAGCACGATGATGTTAACGTGGGCGCATGGGAAAAGGTTACCCATGACCTTGCAAGACTTTGCGGCTTGGATGTTCCCGAGTCCATGCTGATCGACTTCTCCAAATACGGAAGCACCTTCCTTGTACGACGGTTTGACCGGAATGGTGCTGCGCGGATTCATTTCGCATCCGCCATGACAATGCTCGGAAAAACGGATGGGGCATCGGCAGCGGACGGCTCCAGCTATCTTGAACTGGTGTCCTTTATCAAGGCCAATGGTGCTGCTCCCAAGAGAGATTTGACAGAGCTATGGAAGCGGATCGTGTTCAATATGGCTGTTTCCAATACGGATGACCACATGAGAAACCACGGCTTTATCCTCAAGGCAGATGGCTGGCATCTCTCACCCTTGTACGATGTAAACCCCGTCCCGGAGGGTGACGCGCTGTCCCTCTGCGTAAACGAGGACGATGCGACGATCTCCCTCGACCTTGCGCTGGAGATCGCGCCGTATTGTGAGGTCAGCACCAAGGACGCAACGGCTATGGCGTCGGATATCCTGAAAACCGTCCGAGAAAACTGGAATCGTCTGGCAGCGGAATGCGGATTAAGCCGGAGCGCACAGGAATATATGCGGCCGGCCTTCTCGCTGGCTCTTGAATAACACAGCTTGATTCACCATCAGATCTCCCTTCGAGCAAGGGGGATCTTTTTTTGCCAGTCACAAGCCAAAGAGCATTCCGCGTGTGCTATTCCTCAAGGACAGGATCGTCTGCAAGGGGTTCTTCGTTTTCCTCTACAAAGTCATCTTCCGCAGCAACCTTCCCAGAATGCAGCTTCGTCATTCGCAAGGTGTATTTGCATTTTCGGTTATAGGCAACGAGCATAGCTTCGGCGTAGCAAAGAGACCCTGCTCCACGCTCTTTAGCGATACGAGACAACTGCCGAACAGACATGAAGCCAACCCTCTCCTTAAAGGTTTCGTCACGAAGCTGGTCACCAAATGCTACGACCATTCTCGCAACACCGGCTAATACATTTGCCCCCAGAGAGTCGATATCTCCCTCCCATGTACCAACGCAGAGCCGCAAAGTTCGGTCAAGCACATGGTAACCATATTTGGTGTAGATCCGCTCCAGCGTAGCAACCGCACAGATCATGCCATATGCTTTGGTCGGCCCGATAGAAAGAGAATAGGATTCAACGAGCCGCTTAATGACAAGCTGTTGCTCGTTTCCTGCTTCGATATTGGCCATAAATATCTCATAAGGCTTCAACGGGCGCACATGCTTCATCTGATTTGCAAAAATGTCTGCTTCGTTCTTGTAATCTAAGCTGTCATAAATCATGCACCAAACAGGAGTCTCCCGCGAACCGGATACAGTAGCAACGATCTCTATGGTGTGCTGACCATTAAAGACATAGTTGACACCATCACGGCGGCTCACCTTTACCGGGTTGATTTGGTTCAGGTCGAAATCCTCGATGGCTTTTTCAACCTGTGCCTGAGACAACGGCCGCTGGTATTCCTGATTAGATACGAGATTTTTGATCGGGATCTGCTCGAAGTGGACATTCGGAACAAATCTGCTGAAGTCTTGCATTAGTCTACCTCCCTGATTTCTGAGAGCATCTCGGACACCTTCTTCTGTAGTGACAACAGCGCCTCCTCAAGTTTGCTTTTTGCACTCGTTGAAGCAGCGTTCATATCCGCATTGTTTCTGGCTCGCTCGATGGAACTGACCCATGACGGAACGGTCAGAGTCAGACCGGCGATTTCGGCGTCCGGGTCGTGCATAGGGGGAATTTTGATAAGAGGTAAAGTTTCCTGCATAGATTCGACTGGCTCCTCATCTGTATCAGCAAATTCTTTTCGTGTGTCACTATAACTGGTGAATGGGTGCTGTAGGTCTTCGGGTCTTGCCCCGATTCGCCTGATCTCTTCCGGCGGCATTTTCGAAAGGGCCACAAGGTTCTCGTGAGAAATTTTGAAAGTGCCAGAAAGCACTTTGCCAGGAAGTTCAGGGTCTGCCTGTCCAACAACGTCTAATGCCTTACTGAAGATCGCATACTTCTGCACAGACCCAGTAGATACATTATATTGAGCGCTGAACTTCTGGGCTGTGCGCCGAAAAGTCTCACCTCGCTCACCCTTGTTTCTCCGCTTATACTGGTTGAACCCATTGATGTTGGGCGGATGCTTACGCGCTACTTTCTCAAGTTCATACTGCTTTCCAATGAGATATCGTCTGGTTTCCTCCGTGATATTTCGGCGACCGAGCTGATTGCTGCAGATCCAGACAATCGCTTGCTCCCGGTTCTCAAATGGCATCTTCCGTACAGCATAGGGGATGTGCAGCCGGTTACATATCTCGTAGCGGTTATGGCCATCAATGATGATGTTATTCCATGTGATGATCGGCTCTCTGCAGCCGTCTACTGTAAGATTTACTTCGAGTTGAAGATACTCATCTTTCCGTAAAGGTCGAATGAGTGTCTTGAATTCCGGGTCGATCTCCAACACCGCAAATCCTTTATCCATCGCTGGGAGGTCTCCTCTCATTTTTCTTTAAGGTTTTCATGGAGAAATAGGCTACTCTGTTTGCAACATCCACCTCTCCGCTCATACGATAACTGTATTGGAAGTCGAGAGTACCGATCATATTGACCAAAGCGCACAGGAGTGTATTACTGTAGAACTCAATAGAATAATGGCGTGATGTTTGAACCAACTTCACTCGGTTGGAGGTGCCACCAGTGAGGGGCCGATCTGAGCCAAGTACAGCAATGAACATTTCTTCTGGATTGACCAGAAATTGAACATATTGCGGATTCCCCATTTTGTTCAGGGTGGACTTATGTATGCGAAAGCGATTCCACTTTAAGTCAATGGTCATGATCGCGCTGTTATCCGTACTACCCATTTACACTCCCCTCCTGCACAGGTACCTCTGGTTGATATGCGGTATGGACTGATGTGAGATTTTCCACGGATGCCGTGGAGGATACAGAGCTATCCTTGATTCCATAAATCGCGTATCCGTCAAAGATATTGATCTGCAGAGATTTCTGGTGTTCACGATAGGGCAAACCGAACTGATCCTTCCAACCGGCTGGGAATACAGGTGTACGCGCAGTCTTGGGCTTGCCTCCGTCTTTTGCAATACGCTGATAAATCTCGGAGGCGTTCAAGTCGAATACAATCAGATACTCATCATTAGCATGGATGACCTTGCCAATCAGCTTGTACCTGTAATCAATATTCCAGTCCATCAGCTCAAAGAGCTTTGCAAAGAAGAACTTACCCGTCACCTGACGGGGCCTCCTCTTCCCACCAGATGTGTTGCACCACGCGAATGCGTCTCGCTCTGACTCGGCGCAAGGGCGTAGCGCAAGAATGTGCGACTCTCGATTGATCAAGAGTTGGACACAGTCTGCATGGGGAAACTTGTTCAAGCAAGCAGTATTGACATAAACTTTGTAATTGTTGAAGGTGATAGACGGCTCGAAAGTATGAGCGAAGAACTCCCTACGAACCACCTGATACCCATCAAAATCGAAGTCGTCACTAAGTTCGATCACATCGCCTGGTGCCGATGCGTCGATTGTCATTGGCGTGTCCGCATCCTCCTTAAAGGTAATGGTAGTTTCATCATCGACATTGCCGAATTGAGTCTTCTGCAGCATCGGTGAGATGAAAGAAACCTGATTCTCTACTTCCATTCTGCTCTCCTTTCATTCGTCTCTGACAAGATCCAGCGCATCTCCAATCTGGCGTAGGCTCATGCTGAGATAGCGACAAAGCCGTCTGAGCTGTTCCGTGTTATACTCTGCCAGGATCACATCCTGCTCGGCTTCGGACAAATCAGAAAAGCATCTGTTGACATGTATACCATCACGAACCACGCGGTAGTACACTCCATCAAGATTCCGAAAGATTGGGATATCGTTTTTTTCAGGCATTAAAATCCACCTCTTCCATCTGCTTTATGGGGGCTAATTGCTCTGCTATGAATCGCTGCATTTCATCAAACTTGGTGACTCGAAGCTTCTCACCGGTTTCAAAGAGTTGGCCTTCCAGCCAAAGCTTCCATGCATCTTCACTTTGTAATTCTGGTGAAGATGAGGTAAGTCTGTGAGAATAAAAGTCACTCCCAAACCTGTCTGCCAGTTTCTTCGGAACTGCCCGAACACGCTTTCCTGATACGGAAAGAGGAGAAAGCTCACCATTGCCGCTGATGGGAGAATCTGTCCCCGTCATGAGATAGGACTGGATAAAAATCTCGGGTTCACTCAAATCAAATATGAACACCGAATCCCCTTCGTTTTGGAGGAGTCTACCATAGGCCCTGAACTTAAAATCGGTTTCCCAATCGAGCAGTTCGAATAGGGTTCCACCAAATGCGGTACACGGTATCTCTTTGGCATAGTATTTTCCATCGTCAGGCCTTGACCACTGTACACACTGGCGAGAATCCTTAGAGGCGCGACGAACAGCGAGCTTCCGCAATCCCGGATGGATCAGCAGCTCAACTTTGTTGTCCTTCCCGAACTGCCTGACGCAATCTGTGCTGAACTTGATTTGTTTGCTCTGAAATAAGACATACGGTCTTTTGTTCGCATCAAAGAGAGATGAATTCGTAACTTCAAAGCCGCGCAAATCAAAATCTCCAGCTGCCACCTCGAATGTAGCGTCGCCCTCCGCAGGCTGGCCGTAATATGTATCGTCCGTGTAGACACTCATGGAAGCCTGTAAATAATCGGCTGCCTTGAAACCTGCCCACTTGGGGCTAATCGTGACAAATCCTTTTAGAACGCCAGATTCAATCACCCGAAGCTCCGGCAGAATAGACTTTCCTCCGTATTTCGCATTATTGATCATGTGCTGAACGGCTATATAATCGTCCCTCGAAACGATTGCTTCGTGTTCTCCTTTATACAGGCTCTGCTGCCGTTCTCCTCTGTTTTTCTTGGACTTATGACTGATCACATCAGGCGTGAATGTCTTTCTTGTGAGAACATCACCACAATGCCGCTCATTCCTCAAGACCTGGATAACGGTGCCGGAAGTCCACTTGGAATTACCAAGGAATGTCCTCTTACCAAGCGCCTCGAGGGTTTTTGCAATATGCGATGAAGAATATCCGGACAGATACATGTAGAATATGAGCTTCACGGTCGGCGCTTCGTCCGGATTGATCACCAACTTGCCGTCAGCATCATGGGAATAGCCCAACAGCTTGGGTGTCAGAGGAAGTCCTCCATTCAACCGCTGAGCAAGCGAAACTTCCATACTGCGGCTTCGAATGCGGGACTCGTTTTCCGCGATGGAAGCCAAAAAAGACAGCGGCATGTTTGTATCCTCGTTCAGCGAGAATATGCATTCACTCTCAAAGAAAACGCCCACTGGATTGCGAAGTTCCGCAAGATTACGCACCATGGTAATGCAGTCGACCGTATTTCTGGCAAGACGCGAAACCGATTTGGTAATAATCAAGTCGATTTTTCCGGCTCTGCTGTCAGTGAGCATTTGGTTTAGCTCAACGCGGTGTTTTGTCGAAGTGCCCGAGATTCCTTTATCGGCGTAGATCTTTACAAGCTTCCAATTGGGATGCTTCAAGACGAACTCTTCATAATAGTTCTTCTGAAGTTCATAGGAAGTTTCCTGACCGAGATTATCAGTTGAAACTCGGACGTAGACCGCAACACGCTGATGGACATCTGCATCGTAGAAGTCGACCTGTTTCTTTGCCGGATAGATGACATCTGGCTCTCTCCGATTCGAGTATCGCTTATGTACTTTCTCGCGTTCTGCTTGATCAGCGGCTTTCTTGGCTGATTTACTCATGGAGCGCACCTCTCATATCCAGCTCGTCATCAGGCAGGATCTTCCAGTCAGGGGTTGGGAGAAAACAAGGCTCTCGAAGATCGTCGCGATAATACGATGCCAAAGTGTATAGATCTTCTGATATGAAGTAGATGCCAACAGGAGGCTTGCGAGCAGCGAGCATTCTTGCGCAAATCGCCATTTCTTGAGCATCTCTGGACACATTGCTGACCTTCTGTGTGATTATGAGATCGACTTTCCCCGCATCGCAGTCAGACAGGAGTTCAGACCATGCTGTAGAGTTCTCCATATACGGAGCGGTCGATCCATTGTCAATATAGAAACCTACAAACTCCCACATAGGATACTGAGCCAGCGTAGCACGAAAAACCTCTTTGTTGCGTTCGAGATATTCCTCGTCTCTATATTTCGTCTGGTTGAAAAAGCGGATGTACACTGCAACCTTGAACGGGATCTTGGGGTTAGGTACTTCATGGCGGATAGTTTTCAACCACTGCCTGTGTTGTGCCACAAGGGGTGATACCATGTTTTCTCCCAGGCACAGGTCAAAGGAGGGATACTCAGTCTCTTCGAGTCCTTGTTCAGTACCTAAAGGCAGCAGTTTCGTGTTTTCCATGTTTTCCTCCGGCATTTGGGCAAGCCCTTTTGGGTGAATTATAGGGAAAATGCTTAAAAATAAGAAGATACCATAGGTCAGCATCTTGACCTATGGTATGGAAATGACAAAAAAATTATCGGATTGGTCACCCAATCCGATAATTAATCATTATTCTGCTTCTTATGCATGGAGGCTTTGACCTCTCGGACAATCTTTAAGATGGTTTCCATCTCGCTGGCCGAGCAATCTTCAAGGAGCTCTGCAAACTCACCTTGATAGATTGCTTTGACCTCCGGTACATCTGGGCGGAGCAAATAGTCTGCAGATACCTGAAGGGCTTCCGCCACTTTGACGAAAGTCTCAAGCTGCATCCCCGTTTTTCCTCGTTCGATGTTGCTAATCAGCGGCAGTGAAACAGAAGCTTCGACTGCCAAATCCGCTTGGCTCATGCCTCTGCTGATTCGAACAGCTTTGATGCGTGAGCCGACCAGCTTCAGATCTTGTTGTTCATACATGACCAGCTCACCTCCCCTTCGCCGGATATAAGCTAACGACTATAATTTAAGTTAGTATATAATATGCGAAGGTCAAGTTTATATAATCGTACCGCTATAAAATAACGGTTCAAATATAATTGAGTTGCCAAAATTTTTAAGGAGGTTTCTCTATGCAACTCAATTACTATGTCCTTGGTCAAAGAATCCAAAAAATCAGGAAGAACAAGCGTATCTCCCAAGCGGTGCTGTCCACCATGATCGACAAGTCCGCTGGATACATCAGCTATCTCGAGTGCGGTACAAAGGTTATGAGTCTCGAAACTTTTGTTGGCATCGCCAATGCGCTGGAGGTGTCGACTGATACGCTCCTGAACAGGCAGCTCACGGGTGCGACTGAGATGTCTAATGCCGAGGCGCAGAAGATCTTCGCCAACTGCACCCCGTATGAAACCTATGTCCTGTTGGATGTGCTGAAAACAACCAAGAACGCTCTACGCTCGCACCACCATCTCCTCAAGGATGAGTGGTAATCATTTTATCAACTGAATATCAAATAGCAACAGACCACAGGTTAAGAGATTGACCTGTGGTCTGTTGCGTGCAAAAAACGATTATGTTTTCGCCCAAAACGATTATGATTTTGGCTTTTGCGAGATTTTCCATTCTATTGATGCTATAATCCGGTCAAGCCAGAAAGGATGAGGATGAATGATCTATTACACCGGCGATATTCACGGCAGTGCGAAAGGAATCGTTGCTTTTGCCCAACACTATGAGCTCACAGAATCGGACATCATCGTCATCCTTGGTGATGTCGGAGCGAACTATTACGGCAACAGGCGGGATCGGTATTGCAAAGATGCGCTTGCCAGAATAAAGCCCACCGTCTTCTGTATTCACGGAAACCATGAACGGCGTCCAGACACTCTCGCGGGCTATAAGCAGAAAGAATGGAATGGTGGCCTTGTGTGGTACGAGGATGAGTATCCGAACTTACTCTTCGCCAGGGACGGAGACATCTTCACTATGGAAGGAACCCGGCATCTGGTCATCGGCGGCGCTTATAGCGTAGACAAATACTACCGACTGGAAAACAATCTGCTGTGGTTTGCAGATGAGCAGCCCTCGGCAGAAATCAAGACATATGTAGAAGATCAAATCACGAAAAACAGAATTGACATTGTTCTCTCTCATACCTGCCCCTATAAGTACGAACCGCGGGATGCGTTTTTACCCATGATCGATCAAAGCACGGTTGATGCCAGCACAGAGCGATGGCTCGATGGGATAGAAGAAAAAGTAGATTACAAGGCATGGCTTTGCGGACACTGGCACACAGAGAAGCAGATAGACAAGCTTCGTTTCCTGTTCCACGATGTTGTGTCACTGGAAATGATAAAGCGAGGTTTCAAATGAGTCGTTTCAAGAGCAATCTCTACACAGTTGAGCGCCGAGTATGGAGAAATCACAAGCTGTGCTGGATTCAGAACGACGACTTCACTCTCTTTTCAGGACATCACAAAACGAAAATCAAAGAGGAAGATCTCCCGGAATGGTATGTCTTTGGCAGATACTATAAGTTGTGGGGCTTTCTCTCCACAAAAGGTATTACCGACTTGCGGTATATCCCAAACCTGTGGATCAACCACTTCCTGAAAGATGACTGTCTCCTGATCTCCTATAGCGGTAAAATCGAGGAACATCCAGACAGCATCGGTTTTGAAAAATACAGCGGCGTTGATGAGCGTGTGTGGGGCAACGAGATCCTCGATGTGCTGAAAGGTGCCAGGATGTTCTCGGAATATGATATCGCCCCTATCATAGAGCAGATCCGTGAGAAGCAGCACATTCTCATTGAGAACTACCCGGACGAGTTCGGACCCCACAAGTGGAGTTTTGATCTCGATAAATGGATGGCAGAAGAGTACCACTCAGGTCGCCCAACCTATTACAGCAAAGCCATCACAGAAAAGAGAGAAGCAGAGCTGCGAGAACTATATGACAAAAGAGGACAGACAAATGGATGAATGCCAACACGCAATGGCGGAACTCCGCAATATAGTCGAGGGGATCAGCAAGCTGCGAGACACAGCATACGCGCACTACTCTTTATTGGTCGAGCAGGTGCTGAAGGATCAAATCACCGACGAGCAGCAGTTAGAACAAATCATGGATGGCCTCTGCGATTTCTGCGATGAGATCCGCTTCATCGATCTTTATCGAAGCCTTTGCCGACACATCTATTACCAATATCCGCAGCTCGTGGGAGAGCATGTGGCTCTTTTCCGTGCGCTGTTTGAGGGGCCCGATGAGAAATGATTTGAGAGAAGATGTATGGAGGTAACCTTCAGTGAAGGTGGCAGATACAAGTTTGCCTGCTACCGCCTCGCATATGAAGAAAGCAAGTCTCCAGATAGGATTGCAAAGATCAAAGCCGATCTTGCCTCAAAGGGGAAAGATGGGTATTCCATTGCAATCACTTATGACGCATCTCCCACCCCACCAACGTGGGACACATTCGCCAATTCCTTATTATGTCTGGACGGAAGACTTGAGATGTGGAAGCTAATGCAAGAGAGTTGGCCACATCACAAAGCGGTCGAAGCGCAGAAAGGAGTGAGTAAGATGAGCACATCATATTTCATTTTTACGGAGGTTCTGGCAAATGATCAGTGGCATTGTATCAACCCCCAAGTGATGAAGCTGCTGCCTATCGAACATCTCATTCTTGTTCCAACGCTTCGCTCGGACAGCAGGTATCAGTTTGAAAAAGCATACCGGCAGCTTGAGTGCGATGGACACCCGTTCACAGTAGACGAAATGTCAAGAAATCTACAGGCATCGGTGAACGACTGGCTTACCCCAGAGGACAGTGTCCGAATTGCCGTTTGCTACGATGACATCTTGAAGCTACTGAACACTTCCGGCAAAGAACATTCTGCATTTGCTCTTCGATCTGAAGTAGCTGCCTTTCAGAATGATGAATCCGATAATATTTTGGACTTCGTCTCAGTAGACGAATATCGGAAGATGGAGGATGAACTCAAGAAGGCTTATCAATATTTCGAATGGAATGACCGCTCCGGTGCGTATCGCTATTATGAGGAGATCCAAAAGAAGGTCGCCGCACAGGTCAAGGATTGGAAAGCGATAAACCCTCGGGCAGAAATCACCTCTGTCCGAATAATGCTTTTTTCAACCTAAAGGAAAACACACAGGAGGGTTTCAGATGCAATCGAATAAAGAATCGAACCAAGAGCTGATTGAGCGATTTCCGTTTCTAATACCTCGTAACCGCTGGACGGGAAAAGTTCCAGAGGATTACGACTATTCCTATACGGAACTGGATTCCATGCCTGATGGCTGGCGAAAGGCTTTTGGGGAGCAAATGTGTGAAGATATCCGTGAGGAATTGGTACGTGCCGAGTATCTCGACCAATACCGCATTACCCAGATCAAGGAGAAATATGGAACGCTCTGTTGGTATGACTTTGGCTGTACAGAGCGGATGCTTCGTGACATCATCCCCAAATATGAGCGCCTATCTGCGAGAACTTGCATCAGATGTGGGAACCCTGCAACAAAGGCTTCTACTGGCTGGATCAGTCCCTACTGTGACACTTGTGCTGGCAAAATCAGTCATGCCGAGAGATTTATTCCTATTGAGGAATGGCTCAGTGGAAACGGAGATGAGGTTGCATCAGAAAGGATTGTGAATGAAAAAGATACCCACTCTCTTTGAACGAGAATTTGAAAACCATCGAATTGTCCGGATACTGCCAAATATCAGCCCTGACCTTGCTTGGGTCATGGCCGGCGACGGCGTAGCTACCATCAAATGGGACGGTGCCTGCTGTGCGGTCATCAATGGTGTTTTCTACAAAAGATACGATGCAAAACATGGAAAGCCCATTCCATCTAACGCAATCAAGTGTCAGGAGAACGCAGACCCTGTCACTGGCCACCTACCTTGTTGGGTACCTTGTGACCGAACTGCAACCGGCGATAAATGGTTCTGGGATGCGTATGACAGAATGGGAATTGTACCGGATGGAACATATGAGGCCATCGGCCCACATTTCAGAGCAAACCCATACAACCTCGATGCCGATGTACTCAAGCCCCACGGTAAGGACATTGTTGTATTGGATCGGAGCTTTGAAGGCATCCGCACTTATCTGGAAACCCATGTGATTGAGGGGATCGTCTTCTGGAAAGATGGACACCCTCGGTGCAAGATCAAACGCAAGGATTTCGGGTTCCCGTGGGGAAGATGATTGCTTAAATTGGAAGACTCCATTAGAGGTACGGCAAAGCACTTGGCGATAGGAGGCGCACCACATGAGTAAATGGCTCGGCTACACAGTAGAGCTATTCTCCAATGGTCAATGGTTCAACATCGATCAGTGGCATCGACACGCAAATGGAGAACTCAGACACCGCTATCTGTATACTGCGCCCGAACGAGATATCTTCTCCAGCGCACATGATGAGCTGGCTCTTAGTAAAGAGAGAATCTGCTTTTCTGACCTGGCAGCAGAAACTCAGGATATCATCTGCGCAGAAAATCCAGCATTCGAACGCAGTACATTCGACTCATGGGATTTTTTCATTTGGGGCAACCTCTCTGACTTGGAGATGCTACTTCAAAAGCCTGTTGAGAATGAAAACGATGGATACATTTCAAAGGATTTACTCAAAGGGCTGCTTGTCAGGATTCAAGACCAAATCCAGATTTTTCGACAGACCATCCCGTACTTCGTGACTGATAGGTCATCGGAAATGCCAATCAGGATCATTATCTGTGAGTTGTGATTTTTTGATAGCTATTCGCTCTGAAATATGGTAATTGTTCGTGTTACAGAAAAGGAGGTGGAACACCATGATTTATGTAATGTCCGATATTCATGGACAAAAGCGACGCTTTGATTCCGTCATGAAGCAAATCAACCTACAGCCCGAGGACACCCTCTATGTCCTTGGAGATGTGATAGACAGAAACCCGGATGGCATCAAAATCCTTCGTCAGATCATGGCGATGTCAAATGCCAAAATGCTTCTGGGTAACCACGAATTAATGATGATGAATGCTCTCTACTACCCACCCCCAGAGGATGAGGAGTGGCCTGAATACTACTATGAGCGCAAGCAGTCTCTGTGGTATAGAAATGGAGGCGAGATAACACATAATTATCTGAAGCACATAAAGAAAACCGTTCGTCAGGAGATATTCGAGTATTTGGAGAAGCTGCCTGTAAACATGGAAATCACGGTGAATGGCAGGCAATTCATTCTGACCCACGCGGCTCCTGCCGAACTGTATGAGACCTACGGTCGTAAATATGAGTGTGAGCGAGACTTTGCCGTCTGGATGCGATTTGACAGTTTCCCTGTTCTGGAGGACTGTACAGTCATCTTCGGACACACGCCAACTACCCGTTTCCAGTATGATAACCCAATGGCAATATGGGATGCAAAGAGTTGGATCGGAATCGACTGCGGCTGTATGCTTCCTGAAAAGGGTGACCCTTGGTCAGGAGCACTTGGAAGACTGTCGTGTCTCCGATTGGATGATATGCAGGTCTTTTACTCCGAGGAACCTCAATACGACAATCTTAAAGAATCGGAGGAACAGCATGATGGATGATGGCAAAGTTACGATTACCATAGAAATCGATGCAGAACTGCTGGCGCAGGTAACCGAGGTGCTAAAGTCTTATGGCCTCACGCCGGAAGAAGCCGCGGTGCAGTTCTTCAAATACTGTGCCGACCCAAAGACACAGGATCATGCGATTAAACTTCTCAAAAGATGGAAAGAGGAACAGGAAGCTCAAGAGAGGAATAGCGCCAATGCTAAATAAAGAAGGTTTCTGCAAGGCGCTCCAGATGATAAAGGAGCAAGAGTCCATTGACGAACAGTTCAGCAAAGCGCTCAATCTGGTTGGCGATGGTCACTTTGTATTCGGTGCCGAAAACAAGTATCTCTTGGCTCTTAGAGATGTTTTGAAAGAGGCGGTCAATGACCAATACGACTACATCGATTGGTGGCTGTATGAAGCAACCGATGACTATACGGTGTGGGAAGCAGATTGTACCATGAAGTATTGTCTCAAAGAGCCCGAAGCTCTGTATGATTACATAACCGGTACGCTGAAGCCTGTCCCTGTATCTTCGGGAGAAAGCACATCGCAGCAGGAATAAGGGGATGTCAAAATGAAAAGACTGCCGCCACTATCCGAAATGGAACGCATCGAGCAAACCCTGCTCGTCGAAAAACTGGATGAAATCCTGGAACGTATTGACAACGAAGACATCGGATTCGTAATAACAGAAAACGGTCTGCCGGATATGGTCCTAATACCATTCCGCTGGTTTGCCGAGAACTTTCCGGATGAAGTGCCTGACGACCTAAGAAGCGCCGATTACAAATCCGGATAGATTCCACCTCTGAGGAGCCGAGAAAAGATGGATGAGAAGTTTAACAGAATACCCGTCAGCGTCATCCATCTTGACAAGGATGGCACAGTCATAGATGTGGAAGATTACAACCTCGATAAAGTCGAACCTGATTTGTGGGCAATCAAAGGGCTGGCTGCATCACTGCTCCCCGTCATTCGAGAGTTCTATACGCACGAAGAAAATATTCAAGCATTTGAGGCATGGCTGAAAGAGCGGGAAAATAATTCTCAAAAACACAGCAAGCGGAAATAAGCGCAAAGACGGAAATCGGAGATGCGAGGCTGTATCTATTTCGGTCACTCTTAAAAATACCCAATTCTCCGCTATCATTGGAAATTGAAAGCAAAAAATATGACTGAAACAGCCCAAAGCCGCTTCAGCTCTCGATTTTTCCTATTTTCAGCATGCATCTAAATTGGTCACGCATGACATCTTGAGTGACCAAAATGGATACACTCACCTGAAACCCCTGAGAAATCAGGGGTTTCAGCGTTTTTATGCCCTGTTTTTCCAAAGCGTGTTTTATAGATACACAAGGGCATTTCAGAGCGTTAGGCAGGACTTGAACTAAATTCTCGGCTGATTTGGCCTGCTTTATGGTGGCCTCTACGCTCTCGGATACTTTTTATTGCTCGTCTTTCCTAAAGAATTTGAAACTTTTTATTGAAGAGGTTGGTATCATATTTTGATACCAACCTCTTCTCAGTTTACGAGGAGGTTCATCACATGAACAACAGCAACACTGGGCAGCAGCTTCGCTACCTCGAAGAAATCAGCATTTCTCTCCATCGTGCGGGCTTTGAAACAAAGCCGCCGGAAGACTGCCAACTCCCCATCCTGTGGAACGATGCGCCGCTCTGCCGCATCACCGGCAAGGGCAGCGTGTTCTATCGCCTGGAGGACGCGGACACGCCCCAGGCAGAGGATGCCCTGTATCGCGTCGAGGACATCGCCGCGAAGACACTGGAGTATATGACCGCTATGGAAGCCGCTCCGCAGCTCAAAGCCAGCGGACTGGATGGCGACTACCGTATCCTCGCTGACTTTGGCGGTACGGTGCTGGCAGGCACTCCGAGCAAACACGGCGTTCAATTCGTCACATGGAATTGGGACTATGACCGCACAGGTGTGTCCCACGGACACTACTTCACGGAGAACTACGATGGTGCCAAGCAGGATTTCGCCACACGCTCCGGGCTTATCCAAACGGAACAGCTTTTCAGCCCAGAGCAGCTGACTGAGATTTATCGCTGCTGTGCCGACTCTGTGGACGGGGAGTTTTTTGCACTCACTGACAAGCAGGAGGAAGTAATCCACAGTGTTCAGCAACAGATTGAGGTGTGCGTGCCGGATTTGAATGAGCGAATCCGACAGCAGGAGGAAGCATTGGAACGAGTCTCACAGGAACAGACAATGTAATACTACATTGCAATGGCCGGAGTTTTAGCAATAAAACTCCGGCCAATTTTTATTATGGAGGAAATAAAATGCCGCAGATCAATCGGAAAAGCTCATTGGGGCATTGGTATGCCCCAGTCTTTGCCCCAGACTTTCCCCGCGACCCGCCGGAGATTCACGGTTGCACACTTTTTGAGCGTTGCAAAGGCTGTCCCTATCCAGGGCATGGCTTCATCTGTTGGCAGAGTGAAGATACCTGCCTGCGGACACGGATGAACAAAATCAACGGATCGGAGGAAAAAAACGATGTTTCAAGCAATTTTGAGTAACCCCAGCCACCCGGAATACGGCGTGGCGACCATTCCGTTTCCCATCTCTCACCATCAGTACGCGCACTGCATGGAGCTACTGGCGGCGTTGGAGATCGGTGACGCGCTCAAGGCGGACTGCAAGGTGACGAAGATCGACAGCTTCTACAGCGTCCTGAAACGAACGGAAATGCTCACGGTCAACGTGGAGGAGCTGAACTACCTCGCCAAGCGGCTGGAAAGCTTCGACACCGGCGAGGCCGCGCGGTTTCAGGCCATGGCTCACAAGCTGGAGCTGTTCGAGCTGAAGGATCTTATCAACCTGACCTTCTGCTGCCAACAGGCTACGGCAATCACTGATTTTTCCGACCTTGTCTCTGTTGGACGTGACCATTACATGAACCTGCACGGCGGCAGCGCAAGCGTGGATGAACTGAACGCGCTGGACGGTGAGGAAACCGCTCGGCAGCTCATCGAAAACGGCGGCGGCACGATCACACCCTACGGCGTGGTTTACGACAACGGCATGAAGCTGGAGCAGGTCTACGACGGCCGGTTCTTCCCCTGCTATTACTACGAGCCGAACACCATCACTGTTGCGGTGACCTCCAAAAAAGAGCCGGAGGACACGGCACACATCACATGGCTACACCTCCCCATGATTCAGGGGGAAATCGACCGCGCCCTCCTTCGCGGGGGCATCACCGATCCCGCCGATGTCCGCCTACGGCTGGGGGACAGCCAACTCCCCAACGAGGTGGATGTCCTTCTGGATATGGAGTACGAAACGCTCTCCGACCTCAACGAACTGGCAGAGGCGACGGATGGATTGCCAAACGCGGATATGGAAAAGCTGGGTGCCGTGGTCATGCTGGCAGAGCCAAAGTCCGCGGCACAGATCAAAAACCTTGCGGAAAGCCTCGATCTCTTTGACTTCGCCCCTGGCGCACATACGCCGGAGGAATACGGCAAATACATGATCCAGCAGTCCGGCCACTTTGAGTATGATGAAAACCTCGACGCTTTTTATGACTATGAAAAGTACGGCACGGAGCGTATGAACGAGGAGGACGGGATGTTCACCGACCGGGGGTACATCGCCTATAAGGGCTATTACAGCATGGAGGAAGTGATGAACGGTGGTCAAAGCAGCCACATGGAGATGGGAGGGCTTTCACGATGATCATTCAGGCAGAACTGAAGTGTAAGCAGACCGGGTGTGAGGCAGACCCCTGCGCCGTGGATAAGGTCATTGAGCTGCCAAGCCCGCGGTTCGAGCAGTTCAGCCGCGCACTGCTGGCTGACTATGATTTCATCGCAGAGAACAAAAACGCTGTCCGACACGATGATGATGCCAGGCACTGTCTGCTCGTCCTCGACGCGGAGGGAAAGGACGGTTTCCTTGTTGACCCACAGGGATATAACTACGCCCGGTACAGCGCTTTTGTTCCCAACGCCCGCAGCTTGCTGACGCCGGATATGGGGATCGACCGCAGCTATCTTTCGCCGGCAGAGCCATGGCGTAATGAAAATCGGGATGAAATGCTCCGCGTGACGCTGCGCGTCGATGGAAAGCCGGACTACACCCTCGTCCTCCCCGCTGACGAGGAATACCTCGACGCTGTGAAGGCTTACCTCGATATTGATGTTTTCGCGGATGCCATGCTCTGTGATATTCGCTTCAAGGTGCCTTACATCGGCGAGCTGATCCGTGATACGGATTGCCCCGCCGTGGAGGATTACAACGATTTTGCAGAAGCCTTGGAGGACATCTGGCAAAAGGATGGGATGCTCCTGACCTACGCCGCCGTGCTGGAGGCCGAGAATCCGGAAACCCTGCACCGTGCCTGTGAGCTGCTGCGAAATCTGGACAACTACCAGCGCATCGTAGAAGGTGCCTACGGTTACGGTCAGCAGCGATTGCAGGAAACGCTGGGGCTGGACGATGAA